CTACTCCAAAGGTGTCAGTCGGGATCTCGATCGACCAGCGATCCGGTCCACCAACCGAGACGACGATCAATTGTTTCGGTGACGGCCGACACTCGACAGTGAACGGTGATGGGACTCTGTTCATGGAGAACCGTACACCGCACACGATGCTATGCTCCATTTCCATCAAGAGGGTGGGAACGACTACATGACCGAACTCGAAGCCAGAGTCGCTGAGGTATGGAAGGCGTTCTGGAACGGGTGGGCAGTAGGCCGTTATGGTGTCGACTGGCGTGAATCACATGCGCCAGAAGACATCGTAACGGAATGCTTCACCGAGATGAATCCGTTCCCGTACATCTTCACTGACGACGGAGTGACCATAAAGGGAGGGTGATGATTGAACTGTACGACTTCCAGCAAGAGTGTGTCGACAAGGTCGGCCTACTCCCTGGGGTCCTGATTGCCGACGAAATGGGGCTCGGCAAGACTGTCGAAGCCCTTGCTCGCGACGTACTACTAAGGCAGCAAGGCTTTGCTACCTACCGCACACTCGTTGTGACTCCAATGTCCGTTACCGAATCATGGTACGATCATTGTGAGATGTTCGGTCTGAAGGGGTTCATCTTGAACCCCAAGGACCGGGAACGATCGTTCAAGCAGTTCAAGGAAGGACCGTTCGAAGTCCTGATCATGCACTGGGAAGCTCTTCGGCTCATGCCAGAGCTGACTAGGGTATCATGGATGCACGTCATCGCAGACGAGTGCCACAGAATGCAGAATCGAAAGGCACAACAGACACGTGCCTTGAAGCTCATTCCTACCAACCATCGCACGGCCATGTCTGGAACACCGACCACAGGGTACCCAGATAAGTTCTGGTCAGCTCTGAATTGGTTGTACAAGACAAGGTTCAGTTCGTACTGGAAGTTCTACCAGGAGCACGTCGAGTACGAGATCAAGTACCCACAGGGGTACCACAAGATCCTCGGACCGAAGAACGTGGCAGCCCTCCTGAACAAGATCGAACCCTTCTACGTACGAAGGTTGAAGTCAGAAGTGTTGAAGGATCTCCCCGACAAGTACTACGACAAGATCTGGGTGGAGCTAACACCTGGACAACGACGTATGTACAATGAGATGAAGAGGGAGATGGTCGCGTGGGTCAAGCGACAGGCTGACGATGCACCTTTAGTTGCACCGGCTGTCATCGCTCAGCTTGTCCGGCTACAGCAGTTCGCAGTGGCGAGTGCAGAGATCAACGACGAGGGACAGGTACGGCTGAGTGAGCCCAGCAGCAAGCTCGACGTACTCATGGACCTCCTCGAGGACAATCCCACGAAGCAGTTCGTGGTGTTCAGTAACTTCAAGCAACTCATTTCCCTACTGGAAGTCAGACTGAAGAAAGCAGGTATCCCGTATGGTCTCCTTACCGGAGATGTACCACCATCGGTCCGAGGAGGTAACGTGGAACGGTTCCAACGAGGTGAGACACGCGTATTTGCTGGGACCATTCAAGCTGGAGGTGTGGGGATCACGCTCACCGCGGCATCCACAGTTGTCTTTCTGGACCGCAATTGGAGCCCGGCTCTCAATCTCCAGGCAGAGGACCGTCTACATCGCATCGGGCAGGCTGAGTCGGTACAAGTGATCGACATCATGGCACGCGACACTGTCGACTTGGGCAGACACGCTGTCATCGAAATGAAGAAGGGCTGGATCCAACAACTGCTAGGAGACATCTGATGAGTGACGTACCCGAGTTCGATGGAAGTGACTTGACGTGGAACCAGCCTGACTTCAACGTCGGTATGGTGAGAGGCATTATCGGTCCAGGCTGGACGATGACTTGGATCACTTCCGAGTCAGCCACCAACGCGGCGATCGAAGAGTACCTCGACAACCTGCACTCCACAACTTGGGGTCAGACCTTCGACGTCGTGAATACGACTACAAGACCCAACGCGATTGCCTTCATCAAGAAGCTCATCGTGGACCTAGGTCTAGTAGCCTTCATGACCGAGGACGAAGAGGAGATGTTGGCCGAGGAAAATCCCGCTGGACCCCTTGATAAGGGCCACGATGAGCAAGTATAATAAGGGATACAGATGAGCGCGATTCCTATCCATACATCCGATCGAATAGTCTTCAAGCAATGCAGACGGAAATGGGACTGGTCGTCACGTATCCGTCAGAACTTGCGACCGAAGGCACCTGCGCGTCCTCTGGAGTTCGGCACAGCCATCCACGCAGCCCTCGAGGTGTACTATCAACCCGAGACGTGGGATGCTGATCGCGAGATGGTTATGTACATGACCCTCGCTGAGTTCCGTTACGTAACCAACATGCAGAAGAAGGAACGTGGCGAGAACATCTCTGAAGAGGACCGAGCTGACTTCGAAGAGCGTCTGGTCCTCGGTGCTGGTATGTTGGAGAACTACTTCGCCTGGGCTCCAGCACGTGACAACTTCCGACCAGTGATGGTGGAAGCCAAGTTCGAAGTACCTATCCCAGGAGCGTTCAGCGACGCAGTGTATCGAGGACGCCTGGACCTCTTGGTTGAGGACTTCAACGGTTGGTACTGGATCATCGATCACAAGACCACTGCACGTATGGATGACAACGAACCGTTCCTAGCTCTTGACGAGCAATGCGGATCCTACTGCTGGGCGATCCAGGAGCAGTTGGGGGTTCGAGTCGGTGGTGTCATCTACAACGAGTTGTACAAAGGTGTTCCTGAGCCGCCTGCAATGAATGCGTCTCAGCGACTAGGTCGTTGGTACTCCATCAGTCGTCAGCAGAACACTTCCTACGAGTTGTGTCTGAAGACGCTCACGGAGGCTAACGAACCGCTCTACCTGTACGAGGACTACCTCAACTTCTTGAAGGCTGAAGGTCGTCAGTACTTTCGACGTACCCAAGTCCACAGGAGCCAGGAGGAGTTGCAGAACCTGGGTCGACAGATCGCGTTGGAGACAGCCGACATGCTCGACCCCCAACTTAGAATATACCCAAACCCAGACAAGTTCAGTTGCAAGTGGTGCGACTACCGGCTACCTTGCATAGCGACAAACGACGGATCAGACGTGACGTGGATCCTAAAGGAGAACTACAAAGTTGACGACGGTTGAAACCCTAACTCAACGGACCCTAGGTGGTCTAAAGGTTGGGCCAGTCGCTGAGAGAGCGCCATGGTTCAACTTCTTGGTGTACGGGCCACCTGGCGTAGGTAAGACCATGCTGACTGGTTCAGCAGACGCAGTGCCTGAGATGTCACCCGTACTGTTTGTCGACGTGGAGGGTGGAACGTTAACCCTTCGCTCGAAGTACCCCGAGTGCGATGTCGTCCGCATCAACACGTGGCACGACCTCCAGAAGGTGTACGACGATCTGTACGCTGGCAAGTCAGGCTACAAGACCGTGGTACTCGATTCGTTGACCGAGATGCAGAAGTTCTCCATGTATGGTATCATGGATGACCTTCTCAAGAAGGAAGCAGACCGAGACCCGGACATCCCGAGCATTCGTGAGTGGGGCAAGAACATCGAACAGATGCGGAAGATGGTAAGAGCCTTCCGCGACTTGCCGATGAACGTCCTGTTCACTGCTCTGGACATGGCTGATAGGGACAACAGGACTGGTGTCACAACCATCAAGCCTTCCCTGTCAGGTAAGTTGTCAAACGAAGTAGCTGGGTTCGTCGACATCGTCCTGTACATGTACGTGAAGGTGATCGACGGACAGAACCAGAGACTTCTGCTGACAAGCATCACAGAGAAACACGTCGCAAAGTGGCGCGACGCCCCAGAGTCACTTCCAGATGCCATAACCGACCCAACCATGCAGACAATGCACGACTACATCTACGGAGGAAACCAATGAAAGTCAACTTCACCGACGTCGAGGTCAGCAACTTCGAGCCGCTCCCGAGCGGTTGGTACACCGTCGCGGTCACTGACGGAGAGATCCGTGAGTCCGGGCCCGCGTCCAAGAACCCAGGTGCCGAGTACATCCACTGGGAGTACACGGTGCAGGAGGGCGATTCCGCCAACCGCAAGGTCTGGGACAACACCTCGATGTTGCCTCAGGCGCTCTTCTCGTTGAAGGGCCTGCTCGCAGCCACTGGCAGGTTCTCGGACGACCAGATCAACGGCGAACTCGACTTCGAGATCGACGACGTGGTGGGTGCCACCCTTCAGGTTCGCGTTGCACAGCGCGAGCATGACGGGAACATCTACAACGACGTCAAGGGTTACAAGGCTGTCGGAGAGAAGGTCTCCGCCGGCAAGTCGTCCCTGCTTCCCTCATAGCACTCCCATCCAGCTAAAGAAGTAGGGATTCCCAAAGCGGCCGTTAACCGCCTAGGGATGGTAACCACGTAGCTCGAACGGTCATCCGTCCATTCGGTGGGACGGTGAGAGCACCGGACGTAAGCGCTTACGGACGGAAGGTTCCGAGGTTCGATCCCTCGGCGTGGTGCTTTAACAATCGAGACAATGGATGGGGGTGTAATGTCAATAACCGTTCCTGAAACGGTTGAGAAGCAAACTACGTTCTTTCGCTTCCTGTTCGAAGGTACCGAAGGGTACATATGTATCGCTAAGCGAAGTCCAGTCACGAAAGTGTTCGAAGAAAGGTTCTTCCGTTGGCCCACTGATATAGACATCATGCTCGAGTACGTCAATGCCAACTCAATAGCGTCGGACATCTATTATTGTCCCATGCTCTTTCATACTGGTAGACGTGCGAAAGAGACAGTATCGACTTGTCCGTCACTCTGGTCTGACCTGGACTACTGTCCACCGTCGAAGATGCTCGTCGAGCCATCCATGGTCATCGAGAGTTCGCCGATGCGGTATCAAGCCCTGTGGCGATTGTCAGAAGACATGGAGCCGGCTGACGCCGAAGAGTTGTCAAAGCGGATTGCCTATTTCCATGAGAACGATGGTGCCGACAAGACAGGGTGGGACCTGACACAACTGCTTCGAGTGCCTTTGACTTACAACCACAAGTACCAGGAGACTGGCCTTGTCCAAGTCAAGTTTGTCTCAGCCAAGAACCTTACCTACGAGGCAAGCGACTTCGATGCGTACCCACACGTTGAAGGGTACCAGAAGACAGACATACCGATGCCACCGGAGGCAGAGCTTCTTGATCCGGACGAACTGCTTGAGCGGCACAAGAGCCGCTTGCAGCCAACGATCTGGGGTCTCTACAGTCTGACTCCTGAGCATGATTGGTCGAAGGCTCTCTGGCAGCTACAGATGATCTGCTTCGAGGCTGGCATGGAACGTGCCGAAGTCTTCTCTGTGGCTCGGGCTGCCAAGTGCAACAAGTACGAACGTGATGGCAGACAACAGTCGATGCTTTGGAAGGAAGTCTGCAAGGCACACTTGAGGTACCAAGACACTCATGGCTTCGTTGTGGTGTCAGGCTTCAAGGACGTACCGATCTTGTCTGACGATGAACGAAAGTGGGCAGAGAGTGAAACAGGCATTGTCGAAGAGTACATCGAGTGGTGCAAATCCTTGGGGGATGCAGCTTGGCAGTACCATCAAGCTGGAGCTTTCGTTGTACTATCAAGCCTTCTGGCAGGCAAAGTCAAACTACCCACCTCCTTCGGCGTCGTAGTACCCAATCTGTGGTTCATGATCCTCGCGGACACGACGTTGACTAGGAAGACGACTGCAATGGATATGGCCATCGACCTTGTACTGGAGATCGACAGTGATGTGGTACTGGCAACAGATGGCTCTATCGAAGGTCTCTTCACAGCCTTGGCTCTTCGGCCTAATCGACCGTCTGTATTTCTACGTGACGAGTTCTCTGGGCTACTGGAAGCAATCACCAAGAAAGACTACTACGCGGGTATGGCGGAGACGCTTACCAAACTGTACGACGGTAAATTCCAGAAGCGTGTACTGCGCAAGGAGACGATCGAGGTGCGTGATCCCGTCCTCATCCTCTTCGCTGGAGGCATTCGTGACCGAGTACTATCGCTACTTACATACGAACATGTCGCGTCGGGGTTTCTGCCGCGTTTCATCTTCATCACCGCCGAGTCAGACGTAACTCGACTAAAGCCACTTGGCCCACCCGCTGAGAAGGCTCTAGGCCAGAAGGACTTGCTGATGAGTCGCCTTCGACATATAAGGGCTCACTACGACCAAGTCGAACAGATTCATGTCAACGACAAACTGTTCACTGGTCCAAAGCGTTGGGATGCAAAGCTTACTCCTGACGCCTGGAAGAGATACAACCAGATTGAGAACGATATGTTGATGTCAGCATTGAACTCTACATACAAGGACGTGCTGACTCCGTGCTTCGATCGGTTGTCAAAGTCAGGACTCAAGGCGGCAGTACTGTTGTCTGCAGCTCGAAGAATGGCAGATGACGTACTCGTCGAAGAGCAAGACATCGTTCGTGCCTTCGCCTATATTGAACAGTGGCGTTCGTACACACTTGATGTCATTCAGAACATCGGACGATCTGGTGCTGAGGCAGACCTTCAGAGAGTCTTCCAGGCAGTCATTGCAAAGCCTGGAGTACTTCGAAGTGAACTCATGCAACGTTATCGTCTGAACAGTCGGGAGGCAGATGGCATCCTGTCCACACTTGAACAGCGTGCCCTAGTCAACCGTGTAAAGACAGGCCGTACAGAGAAGCTATTCCCAACCAACATGTAGGAGGAACATTGTCAACACTAGCAGTCGTCAGCGGAGGTATGGACAGCGTCACGATGCTGCACGTGCTCCACGACCAAGGCGAGAAGAAGCTTGGCGTCGTCAGCTTCGACTACGGCCAGAGGCATGGTCGCAAGGAACTGAACTGTGCACTCCAGAACTGTAACGACCTGAATCTCGTGTAGACCCTCATTGACATGGCGTTCATGAAGTCACTCCTGATCGGTTCGTCTCTGACGGACTCTCGAGTCGACGTGCCTGAGGGCCACTACGCAGCCGAGTCGATGAAGGCCACTGTGGTTCCTAATCGAAACATGATCATGCTGTCCATTGCAGCCGGCGTTGCACTTGCTAATGGGTACGAGCGGATCGCAACAGCCGTTCACGCGGGCGACCACGCAATCTATCCAGACTGCCGACCCGAGTTCATCGAAGAGATGGGCAACCTACTTGACACAGCTACCGACGGGTTCTGGGAGCCCTTCTTCGGTGACGGTGCACATCTATACGCACCTTTCGTCAACAAGACCAAGGCCGACATCGTTCGCATCGGTGACGGCGTAGGTGTTGACTGGACGAAGACCTGGTCATGTTACGTGGGCGAAGAGTCCCACTGTGGAAAGTGTGGTACCTGTGTCGAGCGCAAGGAAGCTTTCCGGCTCGCTGGGGTTGTCGACCCGACGCCTTACAAGGACGAGGCATTCGAAGTAGCTGCCTACCGTGGTTAAGTTCTCCACAGGGTTCATAGGGGCAACCCACGATGCGATGCTGGAGCAGGCAATCAATCTCCTTCCGAAGCGTTCGCGTAAGATTGTCTTGCCCTTCACTGGCTCAGCAAAGGACTTGCCACTCTTGTCGTTGTACGCCGACGTCGTCGAGTCGTATGACACACAGTACATCTCCAAGGCTGTCGTCGAAGGGGTGTTCAGGCCCAAGAAGTCAAAGAGTAATGTCCTACAGCTTGCATGGGAGAACCTCGAAGCGGATGGGTTCTGTACTGAGACTCATCCGTTCCCAAAGATGCCTGCAGAAGCTGAACGGTGGATCGATGCGATTGCCATGATAGGGACACCATACGATCACGTGTGCCTGTTGAAGTGTGTTGCACGTAACACTTTCAAGGGTAGGTTGGACATGTGGAACCCTACTAGCACGTTGGGAATCATGCAGAACGACTTCTGGCGGGCACACAAGTACTTCGAGGCATTTGTAGGTACTGGAGGCAACCTAGATCACCATATGGGTGACGTCTTCGAACATGACCTCTCCGTCACTGAAGATGACACTCTGTGGGTCGATCCGCCCAAGGTAGTTACCAGTACAGACATCTACTTCAAGATGGCGCCTCGTGTGAACGGGATGCTACTTCAAAGGGAGGTGACACAACCTAGATGGGGTAAGACAGACGTACTCCCAAGGCTACGACGACTCATTGAGCTTCCTGCCAAGAGGGTGGTCTTCTTCTACTGCTCTGACGTCCAACCATCGGACGGCGAGATCCAGAAGCTGTTGGAATCGTGCGGAACGATCACAGAACGGATCCGTGTCCTACATGGAAGTAAAGCAGATTACGCGTACCAACTCGACAAGGAGTAACATGCAAACCGTCGCACTGATTCCGTGTACCAACCAGAAGTCCGAGAATCCTGGACCTGCCCGTGAAGTCTGGGTCGGCCATCATTTCCAGACGATGTTGATGCACGCCGAAGAGTTCTACGACGTGACATACATCATGTCGTTCAAGTACGGTCTCATCACACCCGACCAACACATCGAGCCGTACGACACGAACATCCACAAGGAGCCTCTGGTCGAACAGATCAAGTGGCGGAGGATGTTGACCAAGCAGCTCATTGAGTTGTGCATGGACCCGCCCCACGTTGTTGGTATCTACGTTGGCAAAGCTGACGCTGACTGGATCGAGGACTTCCTCTTCCGGAATGGTGTCGTGCACGTCATCCAGCCCTGGCGTGGAATGGGCATCGGCGATCGTATCCAAGCCTGCTTCGAGGCGACCAACCCGTTTGAAGTTGACGGCGTCGACGTTCGAGAAGTGGCAACACGGATGACCTCCGAGCAGTACAAGATGAACAGAGAACACTGGCGCCTGATCTGGCGTCAGCGAACTGGTGTAGATGCCCCTAAGGAGGCGACGGATGACGAAGACATTGACGCTTGATCCATCGGACGAGTTCGAAGCGACGCTCATGCAATTGGCAGAGCACCACAGGGTGAAGAGGGCACAGTATGGTTCCGAAGAGGATGCCATGGAGAACTTCTACCTGATCGCCGAGATGGAAGCCTGTAGCCCTCTACAAGCCTGTGACAGCTTATTCGCCAAGCACCAAGCGTTCCTGACGATGCACAAGCGTCGACTCCAGGAAGACTTGGACTCTGATCCGAAGTACGTCGAAGATGCCTACCTGGACCGAGCTGTCTACGGCATCCTCTCGCTCTGTCTGTACAGGAGAGAACTCGATGCAGACGGTTAGTGTCAAGCACAACTTCGAGATGGCACACAGGCTTCAACTGCCTGGCAAGTGTCAGAACATCCATGGTCACTCCTGGATCTGTACACTTGAGGTCTTCGGGGACCCTGACGAACATGGCATCATCATCGACTTCCATGTCCTGAAGGACTTCTTCAAGAAGTATCTCGACGTCAACTACGACCACAAGCTCTACCTGTGGGAGGCAGACCCTTGGCTTGGTCAGCTTCGAGATAGGTCGAGAGGGACCGATCAGTACAGTGAACTATATCCGCCTGGTCTCGTTCTGTGCCATGCTGATCCAACGACGGAGAACGTCTGTAGATGGATAGGTCAGGACTGTCGTAAGCAGTTCGGTCTTGACTATCGATACCGAGTGGTTCTCGAAGAAGGATTACACAATGGCGCAAGCTGGGAGGGCTAAATGAAGTTCATGATCACAGGACGGGGTGGTGGAAAGACCACCGAGATGATCAAATGGATGAAAGAAACTGGAGCTAGCTGTGTCGTTCATAGCGCAGAGGAAGCGCATCGACTTGAGAAAGGCAATCCAGAGCTCAAAGGCAAATTCATTACCTTTCACCACTTCCTCAATGGCCATCTACAAGGTTGGAAAGGTACTATTGGAATCGATAATATCGATCTGCTCCTCTACGAGATTGCCAGAGGCGTTCATGTCGGACTAGTGACAGGAACAGAGGAACCTGATGCTAAGGGTCAGTGAGCACTATGTAAGCAGTCAGGGCGAAGGTCCGAGAACTGGTACGATGACTCAGTTCCTTCGCTTTGCTGGCTGTAACATGAGATGTCCTGGATGGCCTTGTGATACTCCGCATGCCATCTTTCCGGAGCTGATCCTGAAGGACTCTCGCAAGAAGACAGTCGACGACATTGTCATGGACTGTTTGGAGCACTGGCCCATCAGGCAGATCTGTTGGACGGGAGGTGAACCGTTTGTTCAGAAGGAGGATGAACTGTACAATCTGGCTCGCTTCCTGTGGGCAGAAGGGTTCACTATCGAGTGCTTCTCGAACGGTTCATTTCCTTATCCTGACTGGGCACAAGACATCGACTTCATCATGGACTGGAAGCTAGAAGGTTCAGGTGAAGCCACGACGAACCGTGATGTCAGGATTGTCAATGCACTAACCTTGAAGCGAACGGACGCAATCAAGTTCGTAGTAGTTGACAGGTATGACCTACTCGAAGCCAAAGATGTCTACCACACGCTGATAGACCAAGGCTGTAAGGCCCAGTTCTGGGTTGGCAGAGCGTGGGATACAATGGATGACGCCTTCCTAGTGGAATGGGTACTGAAGGAGAACCTGAATTGGAAACTGAACGTCCAAGTGCACAAGTACATCTGGTCACCGGAGACGAGAGGCGTGTGACTAAAGAGGACAAGGCAATAGCACTGACCAAGAAGTTCTTGGAGAAGGCAGTCCCTAATGCTCGTTGGGACGAGAGTCAGCATCTCCAAGCAACCCCCAAGCGCTTCCTAAAGATGATCCAAGACTTGACGACGCCAGATGAGTTCGAGTTCACGGTCTTCGATAATGACCTCAAGAAGGATACGATGGTTGTCATCAAAGAGATTCCGTTTGTCTCTTTGTGTGCTCACCATCTGATTCCGTTCTCGGGACTTGCCCACATTGGATACATCCCTGTGGAGAAGATCGCTGGGCTATCCAAGTTCCCAAGAGCAGTCAAGTACTGGTCAAAGGGATTGTGGACACAAGAAGATCTGACAGATGCAATTGCTCACTACTTGTGGGACATGCTCGAAGAACCTCTCGGTCTTGGTATCGTCATGGAGGCCGAACACATGTGCATGACCATCAGAGGAGTACAAGCTCCAGGAGTCAAGACTATCACATCGACAATGTTGGGAGTCTTCCTGGACCCAGAGAAGCAGGCACGGTCGGAGTTCTTCCGGCACGTTGATAAGGGCTAGGAGGATATAGTATGATAGAGACAACAGCGAACTCATCGCTGGTCGAACTGGAAGCCCAATGTATGGACATGTCGGAGAGGTGGTTCCCGGAGACGGCCCACGCGATGACACACCATGCACTGGCTCTAGCTGGTGAAGTCGGTGAGTTCTGTAACATCGTCAAGAAGGTGGAAAGGGGCAGCATCGAGCTGACTGAAGAGGTCATGGTCGAGCTTGCCATGGAGATCACTGACGTTCTGATCTACGTCCTCAACATCGGAGCAGTCCTGAACGTCGACCTCGGTGTGACCTATCAGCTGAAGCAGCAGTACAACGAAAGTAGGTTCGGTGCAGGTAGCCCTGATAACTCCGACAACGATGCTAGGCCTGACGGGGATGACAACGTACCAGATGGTACTTCCCCATTTGTGCCGATCGGAGAAGTATCTAAACCACTATAAGGGAGGCCACGATTTCAAGATCCTGGACAACGGGGTGGCGGAAGGCCTCCCAACGGACCCTGCGTTACTCTTCCAGTACGCCCAGGAACTCAGCGTTCATGAGTTGGTGGTTCCTGACGTCATGGGTGATTGTGATGCTACTATTGACTTGGCCTTGGACTTTAAGAAGCATGTGCGTCCTGGGTTTCAGTACATGGGCGTTGCTCAAGGTAAGAGCTTGGCTGAGGTCATCAAGTGTGCAACAGCCTTAGACAAGATGGGCTATATGTCCACACTTGGCATCCCACGAGTACTGAACAGAGTCATCCACAAAGCGTTCAGACAGTCGTTCTTGGAGAACGTCCTTCCGCGACAGGTCTTCGACTTCGTCGACTACCACTGTCTGGGTACGTCAGAGTGGACCAGAGAGGTCAAAGCACTTGCAGACCTCAACAACCCGAAGCTAAGAGGAATCGACACTTCGCTGCCCTGCGTTATGGGTCTAATAGATAGGCGGTTGGATGAACATGAGTACGTCGGACGAACCGGGGACTTCTTCGGAATCATCCCAACAGACTGGCAGTTCCAGCAGTGTCACAGAAACTGCTCCCTCTTCCTCGAGTGGGCCAAAGCGCCATCCGTTGGCTGACTGTGAGAACTGTGGACTTAACGTCAGCACAAGTGGGTTCGTTCCCAGCCACGGACCTGTACCTGCGCGTCTCGCAATCGTCGGTGAGGCGCCGGGTTATAAGGAAGCTAAAGAGGGAATGCCGTTCACTGGGCCGAGTGGTCGTCTATTGGACATGGTACTCGACCACCACGGAATCGATCGAGACGGCACCTTCGTCACAAATACAGTTCTATGTCGGCCTAAGGACAATCGCACGCCCACCGCAGCTGAGGTCAAGGCTTGTCGTCCTAGGCTGGTGGCTGAGATACAGGCTTCAGGCGCCGAGACCGTTGTTGCTCTTGGCAACACGGCAGCCCATTCCTTTCTACGTTCCACGGTGGGGATCACAACACTAAGAACAGGTCCAGCGAAGGAGTCAGACTATGAAGAGTTCGAAGGTCTTCGAGTCGTCCCAACAGTTCATCCAGCGGCGTGCCTTAGGCTTGCTGATCTCTTCCCTGCGTTTGTTGCAGACGTTGGTAAGGTCTATCCCACGACCACAATCAAGTGGGAAGAGCCAAGGTATGCCGTCTACGATGACGCAGGAAGAGCTGTACGGGTACTCAATGAACTCGGGAACGGGTACAAGGAACTTGTTGTCGACATCGAAACCGGACTCGAGAAGGATTCCTCCTTTGAACACACCGACCGACACTCACTCCTATGCGTTGGAATCGGCTTTGAGCCTGGACGAGTC